ATACAATCGTATGTATCCCCAGAGGGCTTTGTTCGAACTGTTACGACAGTTCGGGAGTTACCACTGGATCTATTGGAATATCGTGATTACGATGGCACGAGAACGACCAATCAAGTTGCATATTAAGGACGGTAAGACTACGACTTTCCGTCTGATCGGTCCCCGAGGGCGTGTGTTGAATACGCTGAGTTGGGATGGCGAAGCCCTTGAGCTAAGGGACGCATCAGATGTTGAAGATAGTCCTGAAGAGACTACAGATAACGTTGATGTTGTTCAGAAAGAGGCTGAAGGCGATGTGAATCTGGAGAATATTCTTGGGAGCGAACCACCGAGCAGTCCGGCTCCTGATCCACTTGAGAAGGATAATGACATGGAGAGTCCAGAGGTGGGTCCGGAAGAGGGCGTTGAAGATGTAAGTGGAGAGCCAGACACTACGATCGACGAGGCAGAGATTGCCAAGCTCCTATCCGAGGACACTGCTGACTTGCCTCCTGAAGAGGAGAGCGATGAAGCTAGTCCCAACGTAGATCCCGAAGCGGAAGACGACTCGACTGATACCGATGAGGAAAAGAAGAGGAAGGACTGAGTAACCTTCCTCCCTTAAGGGTGATCGAATGCCTAAGAGCAAGACGGAGACAGATAAACAGCGTGAGGGCTTCCTTCGTTCGGTGGCACGAACAACTGAAAGCAGCCCGCTCGTTCAAAGTCTAAAGTCGCAGGGTGCAGAGGTGATTCCTAGAGTCATCGCGCATAGGCATCAAGCTTATTGGAATGCGACCAAGGACCACGTGCTAGGTAGCACTGACCAGATCCTGACCGACCTCGGCAAGATGCGAGTTCGGAATAAGGATCCTTGGTTGGCTGCCAAGGCGTTGGCCAAGAAAGCTGTGGTCAAAGCACCCCCCAGCATGTCTCAACATATGGATAACGCTTATGAGAAGATGGATAACCCCAGAGGTATCCTTGACGTCGAAAGCTTTGCTGATAAACTGGGCCAGTATGGCACCCACATCAGTAAGGATATCGACGCTAAGATTGCCGAACAGCTTTACAATAGCCTCGTGCGTGTGTTCAACTCGTATGGTGATCTTCTAAAGGCTAAGAGAGCTGTTCGTATTGAGGAGATTGAGAAATGGATCACACAGCTCAATCCCAATCGCAACTCTGGTAATCCTGACTATACTCCCGTGAGCAAGGAACAGGCGGTCAATGACTATTGGCCCGTAATGAGAGAAACCATTCTCGACGTCGTTAAGAACGGCAACATGGACGCGACTCTACCCCCATATACAGATAACGTGTATGCTGGTTTCCACCGTAGTCCTAATCGCCCGATCCACGGTGCTGGTATCTTCGATAAATTGATAGGCGCTTTCCTCAACTATCACCTTGTAAGTGGGCTTGCCTATGGCAGCCGCATTGCTTGGGAATCTCTTGAGGATATGTTTTCCAGCCTCTCAGAAGCATTGGGCTCCGCCGAGAGTACGATGCATGACGACTTTGATGCTTACGACAACCACTTTGGCATGGGACTTAACCGTCTTATGTACAGAGCATTCTTAGACTCAAGTCTGTTCTCAGACAACAGTGAGCTTCGTAATGCGTTTGAGTGGTTCTGCCGTCGTCTTACGAGTGAAGAGACCTTCCTACAACTGAGCCCAACACACGCCATGATGATGCGTGCTTCGTTGTTCAGTGGTACACCCGTGACGCAGTTCTGGGGCTGCATCTTCCATGATGCATTCTATGACCTGCTTGAGAACGACTATGGTTTCGGCATCATCGATGCTCGCGTCCTATCTGATGACGGAATTGCAGTCATGGAGTCAGACGCGGTAACTACAAGCAGGATGGTGGATGATATAGCGCGGCCAATAGCCGAGGCCCTAGGGCATGAGTTGTCTCCTGCCGGCGTTAAATCATACGTTGCCGACTTGTCCGTTGAACGTCGAATGCATAACGACGTGGACATTGTCACTCATGATATGGGACCGTTCCTTCAGTTCTACCCGCAGCGTGATGCCGATTCAACATTCGGCAACGTACCTCGTAGACTGTACTCACTTTATGAGCGTGAGAGAGACAGTAGTGACGCTACCAGGCTCACTATGCTTAAGCAATATGCACCTTCTTTAGCTAGAGCTACGCTCGGCACTGATAAGAAGATTATGGCGGGGTGGGTTTCTGACCTACACAGATCCCTTGATGTTCTGTCTACCATCGGGCCTAGATACCCGAGAATCCGAGAGATATTGCGATGGTTCGCTAAAGTTTACCCGAATTTCTGGAAGAAGTTCGTCAGGCTGTATGGTGCAGCAGACCCCGCACTCTGGAATGAGCGATCTTTCATGGCTGGCGGCACGCGCCAAGGGGCCAGTAGTGAATGGGTCGTAGAGCACTTTAAGGAGTGGAAGGACAGTGGTGTACAACCCTCTGCTCCACGTAAAGTTGCTTAGGGATACGAACTTCTTTGTACGACGGTATTGGGAAACTCTAAACTTCAAGCGAAGTACAAGATACCACCCAACACAATTGACGGATTCCCGGCTATTGCGATCACCTTGGTCCGGGCCGGAAGAACTGAGTAGTTTACGGTTACCGGGGCAAGAGCCCCC